ATATCGCTTGTTAAAGTCAGCCTTCGATTCTTCAATTACTTTCCCAGACTTTGTACTTCCGACAATTTCTAAAACACCAGGAGCGTCTAATTTACCTTCTGGATAGTAATAATATCTAACAACTTCACCTTCTCTTGAAATAACGCTGTACTTTAACATATATCCTCTATTCCAAATTATTATTTTTCAAATACTCCGTCAAGGCTTCACTGTAATTGTATTTTCTTTGAACGATTTCATGGGCTGTTTCGTATACCATGGAAGGATCATCTGCCATCAAGTTTGCTTCCATTAATTCATGTTTTAACAGAATAATGTCATGTTCCTGAATATTCTTTCCCTCAATAATTCTTTGAAATGATTCAGCCATATCATAACTTGTGTCAAACCTTCTTAGTGTTCCATCTTCGAAGAGATGTTCTTCATTGAACACATGATTAATAACTGTTTTTGCTTCATCAACGCTAAGATCCGTATGCTCTGCAATTGCTGAACTAACTGGTTCTATTTTTCTATTCCGAATTTCTTCATAATACAAATCAGCGTGAGCTGCTCTGCGCGTATAATCAGGGTCATTACTAGAAGTCAAAGCACCTTGCTTCAATGTGACGTTGCCTGTCTTTGTTGGTAATGTGAAATTCCTCGCCTGGTACGCATCGCGCTTCTGAGCATTGATGTAATCTTTGTTCACTTGGTACCGTGCACGTCGAATCGAATTAATTCTCTCCTTAGGAGTATTTCCGTCTGCGCCATAATACATGTCTTCGTATTTTTTCGGATCATAGATATAGTCATACTCCCGCTTGCCTTTCTCATTGAAGGCAATACCAAATGTGCAGTCACAGTTTGCGTGAATGTGCTCAGCATGATCACCCTTCAGAACCTTCTTTGATGCTCTCTGCCAGCCTCTGGACGCAAGTGTGATGCAGAAGGCGCAGGTATCTCCGGACGGTATCCATGCCCATTCCACCTGATCACGAATCGCATTTTTGATCATGGTGTCAGCGCCTGCCAGCCGGGTCTGTCTACCTACGATACTCGGAATCTGATTTGGAGAGTGATATTTTCCCCACTGAACACCCCTTGCAATTTCATCGATCGTGGCGGTATCTGCCGGTTCTGCCGGCGGAACCACCGCGCCCTGGGTTTTTGCCATCAGGTCATACATTTCACAGGATAATTCTGCTGATGCCTCCCCATACTTTGTCACGATCCCATGCGCGTAATCGATAAGTTCCTGACTGTTTTCGAGACCGTTTGTATCGATATACTCCCGGATCATCTCGGCTGCTTTCTCATCAATCGCAGCCAGCTTCTGGATGTAAGTCTGCCACTTAGCTTTCGAGATCATTGCCGAATTCCTCACTCAGCGTCTGAAGACCTCTTGCTCGTGTCTCCTGGGCTTTAATTCTCCGGATATCTGCCTGATCGAAGCCGAGCATCTCCGCAAACACATCGGTGCTTGCGAATGCCGGTCTGACAGATGCGATCTTAACCGCCGCATCTGCTGTAACCGACACAGACGGCATTGCAGGACTCTTGAAATGAGCAACAACATCATTCTGTTCATCCGTCAGCTGGTCCAGTGTCACTTTGCCGGCAATCGCCATTGCCATCTTCGCGATAGTATTCAGCGCAGAACCGTTTCCGGCATTCAGTTGCTCGGCTTTCAGGACAAGTGCCTGTGTCTGAGCAAGGATTGCCTCTGCAGAAGTAGGATTTGCATCATTTACGACTCCGACATCCGTTACGGACAGATCTGTCGCTGAGCAGAACTTGGTCGCAATCGCCCGGATCATTTGAATATGAGGTTCGATTGTTCCCTGCTGGAACTGACCGACCTGAGGATTCTGTCCAGTGTCCGGATTCGCTGTGGAGACCAGAATACTGCCTACATACTGCTTGAACTTGTCGGAAGTGATCGTGTCATACTGGTCATCTGTTACACCCAGCAGATACTTCTGTGGAGCCGTGCTGAATTCCAGTGCGACTGTCGCATTTGCCATGGTCCTGATGTACTGCTGGATGAGATCCCGCACCGGTCTCTTCAGCCTGGATCTTCCAAACGGCTTGTCACTGGATGCGTTCCAGATGAGAGGTTCCATCAGCGGTCTTCCCATCTTGTGCGGATGCTCGGTAGCGTACCACCGGTTTTGTTCCTTCTTCAGTACCCACACTGCAGTATCTGTGTAATAGTTGATCAGGTCCGGAGTCCACGTAGTCTTTTCTTTCTCATCCGCAACAGTGTCCACAATGGCAAGTCCACAGGCAATTCGCCCCTTCTCGCCATCCCATAGTGCCGCTGCTGTCTCCGGAGAATGAAAACGGATCCTGCAGCCGAGCTCTGGATCCGCGGAAAGTGTGGCGAATGTACAGCCATATTTCAGCTCATCCCTGCAGGCCTTCATATATTCTGCCTTCATGTTATTCGCTTCCATGATTTCCATGATCTGATCGGCAGCGTAACCATTCTTACCTACAAAGCCATCAAACATAGAGCGGGATGCCAGTACATCTACAGCCTTTTCGCCCCAGGAGCATCCGATCTCGAGACCCTGCATTCCTTTCGGAAGCGCAAGACCAAGATTCACTTCACCCAGGGAAATATGGCCTTCGTAATATCTCCGTTTTTCTGCGTTCTTCTGATTGTGGTAGTTGAACACCGCAAGCAGATCCCGGATATGCTCTACATCGCTCTCTTCAAGACCGACTGCCTGGGCAATGTTTTCAGATAATTGCATTAACCTATCCTCATCTTTCTGCCTGGGTTGCGTTTGGATGTCTTTACTCCCCATAACGCAAGCGCACATGCCTCGATCGGGCATGCATCCTCGCCTCCGAAGCCCCAGCCTCCGGAAATCGGTCTCTTTACTGCAGTCCTTGCACTGTTATCCAGAGCTTCCTGCAGCCGATACCATGTAATCGTCTGTTCGTTTATTTCTGTCACGAGCAAGGTGCACGCATTTACCACATCAAGTGCCCGCGGTTTCACGACGGAACCTTTAATCTTCCAGGTGTCGCTGATCCGGTCGATCAGGACATCTGCTCCGTTTCTTCCATCGATCACAACACACGCTGCCTTTGTGTATCGCTGGTTCAGCCAATCCGCAAGCCATCTGATACCTTGCGAAGTGCTCTTCCTGTCGATCAGTGAGATCCTTGTTACTCCGTCAGCAGCCGTTACAGCTCCGGCAAGGATTACTTCCGTTCCGTCAGCTGTGAACTTGACTCCATAGGCAGTCTTGCCTTCCGGTTTCGGAAGATCTGAAGAACATGCCTGCCAGGCTTTACCATCGATCGCATACTCGATCTCTTCTGTAACGACCGGAGACCACCAGCCAAGACGTTCTCTTGCGAACGTATCAGGATCCATCTGTTCTGCCTCAGAAGCGATCGTCGAGAACTGGATCCGTCTTCCGAGTGCTGGATTCGTCTGAGCCCATCGTTTCGGATCGTGTGGATCTCCAATCTCCGGAACAGAGAATTCTGTCCAGGCGATGCTGGTATTTCTGCCGAGCGCCTTCTCCCGGATCTTTCGGAAAACAGTTCCGGGAGTCGTTGGATCCGGAGGTGTTCCGAGATATACCGTCTGTGGATTCAGTGATGCTGAGATAGCTGGCAGGAAGCTCGCCTGCGCATTCTCATCGATTTCCTGTGCCTCATCGATGATCAGAAGATCTCCGTGCTGACCACGACCGCCGTTCCTGGTTCGTGCAAGGAACTTCACGCGCCCGCCGTTCTTCAGGATGATCTGTTCTCTGCCGAGTGCAGTCTTGATTTCCTTCACATATCGTTTGATCTTCGGAGATTCAAAAAAGGCCTTCATTTCCTCGAAGGTCTCTGTCGCTGTTTTCTGTAAATGTGCTGTATAGATCACCTGCTCGCCGAGAAGAATCATTCCCGGAATCGCTCTGCCTTGGACTACGAAGGATTTGCCGTTCTGTCTGGGCACGCTGATCCCGCAGGTTGAGGATGCCCAACTTCCGTCTTCATTGATTGCCATCCAGTCATGAAGAATGTTCTGTTGCCAAGGATCAAGACGGATCCCGCCGAGCCGCAGAACCTTAAGAGCGTCATCGGAATCCGACTCAGCTGAGATCGGAGCGATTCTTTCTGACGGCTCCTGGCTTCCCATCAGCCTTACGGCTGTCGAGGATTTCGCTGAGTTCGTCATCGCTGTTTTCATAACCTTCTATCTCTGCTATCTCTCCGATCGTCTCCCTGTACTGCTTTGCGAGCTGGGCATATCCTTGCTGATCCACCGCTTCATCCAGCTGTACAGCCAGTTTTTCCGCCAGTGTTTTCAGCTGATCGAGGTGGGTTCCTCTTCTGGTTACTGTCTTCAGTTTCTTTGCCATCAGAAGCTCCTTATATTTCCTTGTGTGTAAATCGGCGCTGGCGGTGATGTTCTAGCGCCGGCCGGCCACGGAGGGATCCCTTGCCTACCACTCGCCATCCGGGATAATAATCTTTGCCCTCACCGTAGTGTCTGTTATAGAAAAGCCTTCTTTTGCACCTTTCATTGCATTGCAAATGCGATGAGCAGCCTGCAGGTTACTCCAGTCTTGAGCTGCGGCTTCAGGAGATGAATAACCATTCTGCTTCCAATGAGCAACAGGTTTTATCTCATCGATAACAAAGGACAAAGGATGCTTGGCATCCGATGGTTCATCATAATGGATAGGACCGAGCCGGCCTCGGCATATCCCGCACTCGCACCCCTGGGCTTTCATACGGGCCCGGTACTTCCGTCTCAGGTTTCCATTGCGGTATCTCGGATTAGTAGCCACGGTATTGATTCCTCATAAAGAAAGAGTCCCAGCATCTCCCTTGCCGGAACTCTTCTAATTACATATAGCACGATAAATTTGGACAATTTGGACAGATCTATTCTTTTTCAAAGAATCTGTACAGCCGTTTCCGAGCGAGATAGTAATCATTCTTCCCGTAGACCTTGGCGCTGGTTCGTTTCCAGGAGAATCCAAGTGCATAATGCCACCGGACAATTGATCGGATCTCAGTGTCATCTACTGTCTTCAGCCATTCATCTACTGCTCTCACAATCTCGCTCCAACGGTTCTGAAGCCGTGCCAGCTCTTCCTTCTTTTCAATTATCTCGTGCGCTGCTTTTCCTGTCGGATCACCCGGTCCAGAAGGTCCGCCACCTTCATGCCCTGATGGAGACCGGCGGGTATCATACAGCTCCTCGATCTGGAACTCGAGCGCCTCCATCTCAGTCTGTAGGAAGCGGCTGTCCTTGCGATATTCTTCCAGTTCTTCAATCGTCATCCATCCGCCTCCTTCGGTTCTGACTTCGAGCAGTATCCTTCCGGTCCCATATATCTATCCATTGGGCACGGGCATATTGTTCTTGCCTTCCCATTGTGTGGGTTCCGTGCGCAATCCTTGCACCGTATCAATTCCTTTTCGATTTCAAGGTATCCACCGTTCTCGGCCTGAACCTCTTTGCAAATGTATTCTTTCATTTCCGAATTACCTTCTTCTTTCGTTTTCCGGTGCGTGGCGGTTCTTCTTTTTCTGTCAATACCGTATGCTCAACGACCGCATCCGATATTTTCATCATCCCCGTCCATACGAACGGCATCGAGCAGCCGCTGATCGTTGGGTCGTTTATTCTAGCCAAACAAGAATTGAGGAAAGGGCAATCTCCAATGCCCCCATTTTCACGGCACTTAACGATCATCTTTTTCACCCTTCGGTTCTGCCCATGAACAGAATCCTGTCGCTTTCATGACTCGCTTATCGTGTTGGCATTCTAACCATTCAGAATCAATCGGCTTTGCATATTTGCAGTCGTTGCACCGGATTGGATGAATTAGGTCGACCTTCGATTGCTCTTCGCAGTATCTGACTATTAGTTTTCTAATTGCCACTAAATCCTTGTACCGCATCTGAACATCAATGAGTCTTTCCGGTTCTACGCAGTAGACAGCCATCCATGCATCTGTTTCAAGTGCGATTTTGAGTGTTGTTCTATCTATCATTCTTCATCCATCCTCGCTCCGCAGTTCGGGCAATAGTTTGATTCTCCAAAACGCAAGACACCACACACAGAACATTGGTTCATTCCGTCCGCTGTAGGGTATTCAATCCACTTCCCGTGTCGCACGGGTTCTGCGTCTATGGTTGGCTGTGCATCTATCAAATTGACAACATCCAATTCGCTGAAACACACTTCACACGGATTTCGTAAATGTCCGCAATCTATATATTCTTTCAGCGCATCCGCATCAATAAGTCTTGTCATTGGACACCCTCCTGTTCCACTCCTTGATCAGGACATCCTCTATGTTCAGCCTCGGAGCCCTGGATCCGACAAGGTAACAGTTCGACTTGTGATAGCAGTGAACTGTATACTGGTCCTTCACCTTCTTCACAAACGCATAACCGCCGCAGAACGGGCATGGTTTCAGTTCACTCATTTCTTCACCCTTTCCCGCGCTTTGGTCAGCGCCACCTTCAGTGCTGCTGCTTTCAGGATCGCCCTGTTTATTTCTGCATCTTTTGTCAGTCCGTACACTTTCACTGCCGTTGCCGCGACCGCTTCCGACACGAGCTCAAGGTTCTCAATCTTGCAGTTCCTGCGGTCTCCGTCGAGGAAGTACACTCTGAACCCTTCCGGGATTGGTCCGTGCACCTGCTCCCATAGCCAGCGATGGTACTGCTGCCAGTTGTCGTTCTGATGCCAATCCTGCGTCTTGATCCAGAGGTAACCGTCGCACCGCTCGATGATCTCTCCGACTTCGCGCCGGTTCTTTGGAACGTTTCCTTTTTTGAACTGCGTCTTCTGGATCATCGCGATCATCTCCGGAGAAAGGAACTCTGTTCTCTTCTTCCCTTTTGTGGGCGATGCGTTTCCTGGTCGGAACCGCGCATCATAACCGCTCGGGGCTTTGTGGTTTTTCTTCCATCCTCTGACCTGTGTCGGGCTTATCTCGACACCGTACTTCTCGAGCATGATCTTTGAGATCTCCTCGGAGGATCTTCCTGGGATGATGGCGATCATCTGATCCACCTGTTCATCGGTCAGCAGAGTGTTGTACCCGGTTCCCTTTTTGAACGGCAGGTGCTCTCTCCGGATCCGTCCTCGCACGTATTCTCTCGGGATGTCTGTGCTGACATCACGTTTCATATTCTCCCAGAGCTCCGTGATCGTCGTGTCCTTGTTTGCGTGTTCGGCTACATATTCCGCAAACGCTGGCGGATAACGGTCATACTTTCCGCGCGGCATCCTTTTTCGTCTCCAGCATTTCCGGCATGGTCACTCCGGTCCGCGATGCTGTTCCGTATTCCACCTGCAGCCTTGTAGCATCCAGTGCCAGCTTCGCATTATTGATGATCTGATTACTGATCGCAGTCACAGCCTTTGACCGCTGGATCTCTTTTTCAAGATCCTCCTGAGTCAGATCCTCATCGTTCAGTCTCTCCAGCTGTGCGAAGAGATGGTCGTTCAGATCCTGAATTTTGTTCTTCATTCCTTTTTCGCCCCTTTCATGAGTAGTGCTCTCACTCGCTCGATTTCTTCCTTCGATGCAAGCTTTGGCTCATCTTCTCTGATCGGCTCTGCATTGTAGTAGTCAGGCAGCTCTTCCTTCCGCTTTGGTCTCTCGGATGATTGCCATGCGCGAGCTTTGGATCTCCAGTCCTTGATCGGATATCCGGAAGCGGTCTTCCAGTCCTGCCCTTCATAGAAGTTGAAGAACCGGGCCGGATCGATCGTGAGCTTTTCCTCCTTAACAAAGGATTTAATTTCCTCGAGGGTTGGTGCTACTCTCTCTTCTTTATTTCTTACTTTCTTTATTTCTTTTTCTTCTTTATACGTTGCCACTTCATTGCCACTTCCCTGCCACTTCATCGCCACTTCATCTGCCGGTTGCGTGCCGGTTTGCGTGCCGGTCTCTCGCTCCTGACTTTGAAAATGTGCGTATTTTATCGCATTTATGAGCAGTCCGTAGCGTGTCCGTTTGCATGCCACTTCACCTGTGCTTTTTAGATGCTCGAGCGCAGTCCGAACGTTCTTCTCTGAAAGTCCGGTATTTTTTGCCATTGCATTGATGCTTTCGAGCATTTCACCTCGTCGGATCTCGATTCCTCTGAATCTTGATGGTTCATAATTAACGCGCAGACAGATGTACTCCCAGAGGTGTGCGGTCTTGGGATCGGTGAACCATTCCCAGTCAAGCTTGGACCTGTAGTCTTTTACGAATCCTCCCTCACCCTGCATCCGGCGCCCTCCTCTCTGTTAAAACGGCAGGTCATCTCCTGTGACTTCCGCATTCGCGTCTCCGACATCAAATCCTTCATTCGCATGCGCTGATGCCTCTGCCATCGTGTAGGAAGTCCCGTTGTGGGGATAATCAGAGCGCTGCTTTTTGCTTTCTGCGAGCTGGATCCTGTCAGCCAGCACCTCTGTGGTGTATACCTTCCTGCCGTCTCTGTCTGTGTAGGATCCTGTTTCGATGGATCCTTCTACAGTTACCTGACTACCCTTCTGGCCATAGTTGGAAATGAATTCGGCATTCTGCCTCCAGGAAACGCAGCTGATAAAGTTGGCTCCGGACTCCTGATCGTCCTTTGTCTTACGCTTATCGCATGCAACAGTGAATCGGCAGAAGCTGGTTCCGCTGGATGTCTTCCTGAGTTCTGGATCCTTTGTGAGTCTTCCCAAGAGGACCACTGTATTAACTGTTGCCATCAGCATCCTCCTCGAGGAATATCAGGATTTCCATCCTTGGACGTTCGCTGTATCCCTTCCAGGCTTCGATGTTGTAGATCTGCGCATCATCAACCCATGCGATTTTATTCAAACCATCAAGGACCTTCACCAGATTATCGAGGTCAGGTTTTGTGGTTTTGGGGAGGTTGTCGCTCAACGTGGCAGCCTTCTTTTTATTACTCCAGCTCTTCAACGGAGGGAAATATGCTCTGAGCGTCACCGCGATCGGTCCTTCTGCAGGTTTCCGATCGGGATATGCCTCTACATATGCCAGTCGTACAAGATTCTCGTACTTGTCTGTTTTTTTGTCGGGATAAGCGAAGCCGGTCCGCGTGAACCGCGGCCGGCCTTTCGCTACTGGCTCTCCCGGAACAGTGAATGCCAGGACTGTCATTCCGTGACTTCTCCTGTTTCGAGATCGAAACTTTGCTGACCTTCCGGAACATCGTCCTCTTCACCGAGTTCATACGGCGCTGGAACTGTCTGAACCTTCCAGTCCACTTTGAAGATCCCCTGCTGATCCAGTCTCACGAGCTTAAGCTCAACCTTCACCTTCCTGGCTTTCTCCGGATCCTTCGAGTTTCTGAACGTGTCTCCGATCATTTCCATCAGTGCATCATTGATCAGCGATCGAAGATTCCCTCCCGAAGAGTCGAGCAGTTTGTCGATGGTCGGATCGATGATTCTCATAATTGCGCTCATCAGATCAGATCCTCAACGCTGCTTTCAGGAGCAGGTTCCGCTTTCTTCACGGCTTCCTTTTTCTCAACGATCTCAGCATCCATGACCTCTCCGGTTTCAGGATTCATCGGTGCTGCAGGCATGCCGGCTTCCTCAGGCTCTTCCCTGCCGACTTCCTCTGCGGAGTACATTCCTCCAAGATTGGTCGGGAATGCTTCACGAAGTGCCTGGACAACCGCAACCTTCCGGATCATGGTTGCCGGCTTCTTGCTCCACTGGGAGTTCAGGCTACCGTCCTTCTTCCGTGAAGCATATTCTTCGAAGGAAACCTCCACGCGGGTGCTGTGCTGCCGATCCTTTCGGTATACTTCCGCCCAGCCTCCGATGATTTCTTCTC